GATCAACAATGTGGAGGCTGTAAACGATCAGCTTTATATTGTTAAAGCTCAGGGTCGATATCTAGACTCTAGACTTGCTGATCATGATATTACGAGGCCCGACGAGGTTGGTTTATCTGACGAAGTTTTTCGTGAAATAGGCATCGATGTAGCACATAGAAAACAAGTTAGAGATCTTCTTTCTAATATACTTCGCATCATGTACGGTGAAGAGTTTACTAGAGCGCGACTTCTTTCTACAGAGCTTGAGCCTTATGCTTTGCAAGATGGCGATACTCTCATAATTCAATATGACGATACTGAACCTTTAGAAGTTACCTTTAAAGCATCTCAATTTGCAAGTATTGCTGCTGCTACAGCCCAAGAAGTAGCCGATGCTATCACCAAAGAAATCAGAAAGCTTGGTCGTAGCGGCGCTGCGGTTGCTAAGGACGATGGTATTGGTGGATACGTTCAGATCATTTCTGAAACAGATGGCCCTTCTTCCAGTACGAAGATTTTGGGTGGAAGAGCACAGAATGAATTGAAATTTGAACAAATTAGGCCTACTTCAGGCCAACCAGCCACACAATGGACTTTTGCTGTTGTTGCAGGTGGTGGAATTAGAGCTACTTGGACTGGCGGTCCAGACCCTTCAATTGGTAAAATTAAAAAAGGTGATTACACCACTATTTACGGCACAGCATTTAATGTGAATAACCGAGGTACTTTTACAATTACAAAAGTACAGGGTGGTTTGGTTAATAATGCATATGTGGAATTTCTAAATCCTAATGGGGTGAGTGAAACAGTTCTTCAGGGTTCTCTTGAGGGAATGTTATTTTTTAATCCGATCAGAACTACGATTATTAGCCGACCTAATTATGCAACGCTTTATCAAACTGAATCTAGACTTCTAGAGATTTTCATTCCTGCAACCACAAGAGTTGTTAGGCGTGATCGCATGGGAGCTGCTCATTTGTTGGACTCAGGTCCTTGTGGCGATGGTAATGAAGGTCCATATTGTTTTGATACTACCAAGGGCTATATTATTGGTGGAGAAGAGTGCAATACGACTCAAGAAGTGAATTCAAGCACATCGATGATCATTAATGTTGATAACTCTTCTGATATTCCAGATGCTCCAGGTGAGTTGATTTTTGGTTTTGGTACAAATAACGAAGAAGGTCCGGTTCCCTATATCGCTCGACCTTCGTCTAGCACTTTGATCATAGACCCATCTTATATATTTCAAAATGTTCATGCTGCTGGCACAAATATTTCTTTAGTGGCGCAAGGTTATGCTTATGAGCCAACCAAAGATGGAACAGATTTTCCATTTTATGCAACAGACATCGTTTCTGGTCGTTTGTACGCCGAGGAATTGATCGCTCTTGTTTCTGCAACAGGTATCAATGTAGTCATTACGGTGTTGTATCCAGACCCTATTGGTTTAGAAAATTGGAACGATAAAGATCAGGCTAGTAAGGATGCTTGGCAATCTATATGGGGTCCAGATAACGTATGATTATAATTTATAAAATTTTAAACAAGGTTAATGGCAAGAAATATATAGGCCAGACTTCATCACTATTGAAATATAGATGGAATAGACACTTAAAAAGCAATAGTGGCTGTCTAGCATTAAAAAATGCCATAGTTAAACATGGAGCGGAAAGTTTTGAAATAAGTATTATCAGCAAATGTGATTCGCCAGATCAAGCAAATCACAGAGAAGAATATTATATAAAAATTTTCAACACCTTGTCTCCAAATGGATATAATTTATTAAAAGGTGGCAACAATAGAGGTTTGGCAGACGAAGTAAGAAAAAAAATCTCCAAGACTCTTCTTGGCAGAAGGGCTGTTTTTAAAAACCCAATTTTAAGGGGTTTAAATATTTCTAAAGCTAAAAAGGGCATTCCAATATCTGAAAATACTTTAAATGCCATGAGAAAGCCTGTAAGGTGTATTGAGACTAATGAATTTTTCATATCTCTTTCTGATGTTGTAAGAAAATATGGAGGAAGTACCACTAATTTAAGTAAACATCTAAATGGAAAAGTTAGTGTGTTTATGGGCTTTAGATTCGAGAGGATATTGTAGTGTCGCAATCAGTTGTTTTAAAAGGTGCAGAGGTAAAAGTTTATGTTGCTGGTAAATTGTACTCAGAAGTACAGGGTATACAGTATACTATAGACTATGCCGAACAAGAGATTTATGGAATTGATAGTGCTTTCCCTCAAGAGATAGCGCCTGGGCGCGTGTCCGTTCAAGGAAGTGTTCAAGGACTGGTTATTAAAATGGTCGGAGGCCTACAAGCCTATGATCTTAGAACCAAGATCAATGAGATTCTTCACGGTCCATACGTTTCTTTACGTATCAAAGACCGCCATTCAGATAGCGACTTGTTTTGGTTGCCTCAAATGAAGGTAACAAACGAGCAGGTAAGCATTCAGGCTAAGGGCGTGGTTCGTATTTCGTTCCAATTTAAAGGCATTATTCCTTACAATCCTCTTGATTTAAACGGCTAACTACCTGAATTTATTCAATAATTAAGGCTAATCTAGAATCGTCGTCTTTTACAGGCCTAGATTGAATCATAATATAGCCGTCAACTTCCTTGATTCTTTTAATTTTTGCCTTCCTTGTCTCATAGCCAAAGATGTTGTAAACGCTTTTAATGCTTTCTGATCGAACATGGCCTACAACTACTTCCATATCATCCGGCATATCGGCAATTTTTGCCTTTAAATCCTTAATTTTCATAAATACCTCAAATTATTGACTTTTTTCAATTTAACAATGCATTTTATAGCTATTAACGTCCATAATCTGCATTATCATAATACCATAAAACAGAATCACAATCTTATAGGATATAAAGCTATAACCAATGGCAATCTTTACGGTAAAGCTCCTATTTTTGGTTGTGGTATAATAGGATAGAAATCTGAAGGAAATCAAATGAGTGTTAGAAGATCACAAAATTGGCTAAATCAACAGCGAGTTGACGTTCCTCATCTGCGCTCCATTGAATCTGCCGTAAGGTCAGATTTTGATGAGCTTTTAAGTTCTTTTGCTATCGGCGAAAACGCATCTTACATTATCCGTGGTTTTGAAATTAACATGATAGGCGCTATCGGCTCTTCGGCCAGTAGCCTTCAGATGATAGTTGAAAATAGCTCACTTTTCCATGGTTCTTCTAATGAAGCTGGCACCTTTTTTCAAGTTGCCTCTGGCGCAGCCAATCAAACAATTAGCTCTACAACCAACACTCGCGTACAAGGCTCTTTTACTCCTAGTGCATTAAACTACGTTGGTATTGAGTTTAGCAGAGCAGTTGACAATTCAACTTCTGCTCAGGTATTTCTTTGGAATCCAACGAATAAGAACGAAATCAGCAAAACAGTTCCGTTGGCTGAAGTTCTTGATTACAAAATTGTGGTCACTTCTTCTATCTGGGCCTCAAATGTAGTTCCAATTGCTATTGTAGAAACAGATTCTTCTAATAATACTCTTCGCGTTGAAGATCGCAGACCAATGTTGTTTAGACTTGGAACTGCTGGTGTTAATACTCCGAATCCATTCAACGTATACCCTTGGACTAACCAAGCAGAAGGCAGAGCTGAAAATTTCTGGTCTTCATCTTCTTCGGTTTCTCCATTTAGAGGCGGCGACAAACAGATTTTCCACTTTAAAGAGTGGGCAGATGCTGTTATGTCTCAAATCCTTGAACTTAAAGGAACTACTTATTGGTATGAACAAAATACCAGTGTGGGTTCCGTTACTAAGTTAAAGGGAGACCTTGAACAGCTACAAATGACAGGTAGCGGTAAAATTTCTCACGCTCTTAACACCGCTGGACGATTAAATTGGGATAGCGATATTTATCTCAACTATGTTGGTAGCCGTCTTAAGTATAAGATTTTATCAAACGCATCTTCTAGCCATATTACTTTATCTGACGATCAGGTTGCATATTTTAAAATTGTTCGTGGCGTTGATATCATTCCTAATATTATTTTTACACAAGGTTCTGCTGTAGTTTCTTCGGTTGGAGCTGTTGCTTGGACATCAAACGTACAAGCTGGCGATTATATTAAGCTTACAGTATCAGAAGATACTCTTTACTACAAAATTCTATCGGTAGACTCTGCATCTCAAGTTACTCTCACGGAAAACTATGTTGAAACATCAACTGGTTCTGGTGGAACTCTTGCTCAATACGCATGGGGAACTTACCAAACAAACGCAGCTCCTTCAACAGATCGACACATCAAGGTTGCAAACAGAAAAGACGTTCCATTCGATGAAGATATTTATTGGATGTTCTTACGTGCTGACGATGGCGGCTCTACTGCTCGCATTTACATCAAAGGTTCTTCTGGTGGTGAGTTACAGCAAGGTGAAGATCGAGGTATTTCCGATAACGAAACTCTTGATGTTCTAGAATATATTGGTTCGCCTGCCGAGGTAGATACAACTCCTGATTACACCAATGCAATTACAACTGGAATTGCTGAATCAAGAACTATTACATTCCCTGCTGGTTCTTTGATTTCTTCTGGAAATTATTTTACAATCAATTCTTCTTTAGATATTATCAAGAACTATGTTGACGCAACTGTAGATGCCGTTCCAAACGACCCAGCTCCTGCTGGACTTACACGAATAAATGTTGCTATTTTAAGTACCGATACCGCCGCTCAAGTTGCTGCTAAATATGCTGCGGCCCTTGCTGTGTCTCAATACAGTGTAACGTACACTCCAGGCAATACATTTTTAGTTATTGCCAACTCACAGGTTGGAGCATCTTCAGACGCTGCTAACGTAAACATGCCTGTTGGTTTTTCTATCGTTACGAATATCGATGGCGCTGGCTCGTTTAATAATGCTGTTGTTGACGATGATAACTTAACAAAATCTATTAAGCGTTTGGATGAGGCTGTTCAGCAGATTGATATTGCCCTTGATGTTAAGCCATATGAAGAACC